TTAACTATGCAGGTAAAATTACAAGATAACTGGCCGACGCCCAGAGCCAGCAACCCTGGAAGTCGTCCAAACGGAAAAGGCGGCAAAATACTTGCCGAAGAGGTTCGAAAACAAGAGTCCTGGCCAACACCAACGGCGGCTGAAGGCTCAAAGATTGGAGGACAGGCAAATTATGGTCAAGTTGGACTTTCTAATCATCCCAGTATTGTTGGCCCTGTAACACGAGAGAAAAGCATTAAGAGTGGCAAAGAGAAAAACTGGGCAACACCTAAAGCGAGAGATCATCTTGGAGCAGTTAATCCTAATTTTTTAACAAGAAAAGATGGACGTCATAGAATGGACGCATTGCCAGAACAAACAAAATACGATGAAACCAATATATCGAAAGTAGGAAAGCTGAATCCATCGTGGGTGGAGCAACTCATGGGGTTACCGGTCCAATGGTCCATGCTCCCGGAGCCCACATCAGCTCACCGGGTATCGAGGTTAATGCTTTTGGGGAACGGTGTTGTCCCCCAACAGGCGGAGTTAGCTTTCAGGACTCTTCTTGCTCAAGCGGATCTAAACCGTCAATCTTAACCATCCGACGATAACCCATCGATTTATCCCTGGCTTCCTGCACCGACAGCTCCGGCCATGGTCCAAGACCCATGTCCCGGCGTCTACCATCCATCTGATACCGAAATATCCAACTTCCCGAACCACTTGCAGCAACCAGTAAATACAAGTTCTTGCCAAAACGATAGCGTCCTGGCCCGTCAATGCGTGGGTTCAATGTAATATCTCCTTTAAAATGTCGCCTGAAATCAAATCATCAAAACTTCCAATACCTTTACCAGCTTGGATAGCCAGTGTCAGGTTTAGGACACGCGATAAAAAATAGTTGTATTCGTTAAGCCCCATCATCTGGGAACCGTATTCTGTGCCCACACGCAGCAAAGCAATAGTCTTCTCTTCAGCTTCAAGACCGTCAAAGTTATCAATCAAATCACAGATCTGCTCATACAACTCATCAATGTCTGTGTTGCGTTCATACTCTGCTTTCACATGGCTCATCATGAGCTCCTAAGTGACGCATACATAGTCACAATATCGGTGTCGTTCGGTGATTGCTCTGCCAAATCCACCAGAAAAGCTATCTGCTGGGCTGGACTGCGATGGTTACGCTCGGCCAAGTCCCACAACTTCTCCCAGGTGGGTATTGGGACCGCCACGCTTTTATATTTTTTTATATCTGGCATGATTTTCTCCTTAATTTAGCCAATTTTCTAACTCTTCGCCTAAAACCTTTAAGCTGATGTCCATCTTAGACTTCAACGCCTTGGTAATCTGCTCGTCGATGGAGTTCCGGCAGACAAAATCTATATAGGTAACGCAGCGACCTTCCTGGCCCATGCGGTGGATGCGTGATTCAGATTGCATGCGAGATGACAAGTCAAAACTGTTCGCGTAATAAATCACAGTTTGGCTGGCAGTCAATGTAATCCCATAGCCGCCGGTCACCGGGTTCGATACAAAGAACCGTGCTTTCCCTTCTTGGAACGAATCAATGGCAGCCACACGCTCGTCATTCGTTGTATCGCCAAAGTAACTGACCGCAGACCCTGGGCCATAGATCTTATTCAATTCTTCTGTAATCTTTTTTATGTCATACCGAAACCTAGAGAAGATGACAATCTTGCCGCTGATTTCAGCGCAGCATGACAGTAGCTCAGTCAACCGGTTGTTCTTAATCTCAATCAAATCACCTGCGTCAGACTTGGTATGCCCGGACAACACTTGCTGCATGCGAATGAGTTGGGTCATCACGTTATTGGTGGTCATAAACTCTGCGTCTTCTAAATGAGCCACACAATACTCTTTCAATTCCATGTAGATACGGCCCTGGTCCTCGGTCAACTCGATGTCGCGCGTGATGTAATTCTTAGGAGGCAAGTCCAAGCACTCTTCCTTGGTCACTCGTGAACTGAACCCCTTCAATGTTTCACTTAACTCGTCCAGGTTCCGGTAACCAACGACCATATTGAATGAATGACCGCCCATGTTCTGTCGTTTGATGATGGCATAGTGATGTTGGAAATGGTGGAACGACTTGCTATAGCTGCCCAGCATCTCATCGCCTAGAAACTTACACTGGGACCACAGGTCCATGGGCGATTGAGTCACAGGAAATCCCGAAAGGATTCTTCGGTAATGAGCCAGGCTCCCCAACTTCAATAATGACTTGGTACGTTTCGCAGTCGGGCTCTTAATTGTAGTAGACTCATCAATCACGAGCATGGCCTTGTTAGCTTTCAACACCATCTCAAGAAAGTTCAAACCTTTCTTGGTGGACAACGACTCAATGTTCATGACTAATATCTTTAGCTTGACTGAATCTTCAGTGATCAAACCGGTCAATTCTTCTTTTTGTTTCTTGTTCGGGCTCGGACGCCAGACCACCATTTTACGTTCAATGCGCTCTGGCAAATGTTTGGGTATCTCAATCGAGCTCCAGTTTTGGAACACGCCTTTGGGTGCTAAAACAATCAACGTATCGATTAACTCGCGCTCAAATAATATCCCTGCATTGTTCAGTGATATAAATGTTTTCCCGGTTCCCATTTCAAGGAACCAGGCCCACGCAGTCTTGTTCCACGACTTTAATAAAACATCGCGTTGATGTTGGTAGGGCTCGTTTTTAAATAAATATGCCATGTCGCATGGAATTATAAAGAACTTTTTCTCAAAAGTCTATTGCAATGTGGGTTGATGTGGTGTCATACTGTAGTTCAGAAAGGAGAGCACATTGAAAAGTCGAGTCTTTGTTACACAAGAAAACCCACGCCTTGGCATTCTGTCAGCGGCGAAGTATGGCGAACTCATCCCTCTCACTTCTGCCTTTGAGCAGGTCCACTTGTCCCCAGAAAAAACAGTCGCGCAGATAAAACGCAAGCTGTTGGGTTTCGGTGACGATGACTATCTCTTAGCGTTGGGCGATCCAGCGATTATTGGGATCTCATTCGCAATAGCGTCAAACCTGAACCATGGAAGAGTAAAACTTTTGAAGTGGGACAGGCAAGAAAAAATCTATTACGATGTAAAGATTTCGTTACGTCACGGGATCGAAACTATTAAAACCTGAAGAGGATACTTTTTATTATGAAAGAAGAAATTTGGAAAAAAATATCTGGCGAGTTGGCAGGAGCTAACGAACTGGAAAAACTCTCAACTGAGGGTGGCAAGCAGCTATCAGATCTTGTTAAGGAAGCAACCCAAGCACAGAAGGCGGCACTTCGAGCAAAAGAAGAAGCTACTCGCTTGCAGAAAGTTGCAGACAAATACAAGTACGAACTGCTTCCAGGTAAGATGCAAGAAGTTAATTTAGACAGTGTGAAAGTTGGAAACTTCTCGGTCAGTCTCAGCACATACGTTGCCGGAACAATGCCGAAAGACCCAATGGAAAAAGACATTGCACTGGCCCACCTTCGTGATATTGGTTGCGATGACTTTATTAAGAACCAAGTCAACGTCAACTTCCCTGTTGCCCAAGATTCAAAAGCTGAAGCGCTACGGCGTGAGCTTGAGGATCAGGGCATGGAAACCACTTCGCGCGTATGGGTAGAACCCCAAACCTTGAAGAAGCTGATACGTGAGAGAGTTGAGAACTCAAAATTATATAAGAACTATCCACCGATAGACCTAGACATATTTAACGCCCATATAGGCACAATAGCCAAGATAAAAGGAGAAGGCTGATGACTAAAAAAGCATTGATGGATGCACTTGTTGGAGCCGCTGGCGCAGGACTTGAAGAAGTTGGCGCCACGGATGTACAGACACCTTATTTAAGGATAGCCCAAGCGTTATCACCACAGCTCAAGAAGAGCGGCAGTGATTTCATCGAGGGATTGGACCAAGGTGACATTTTTAACACGGTGACCAAGCAGTTTTGGAAGTCCGATGAGGGCGTGACCGTCCTTCCTGTGTATTTCCAGTTGAAGTACAACGAGTGGGTTCCTCGAAATGAGGGCGGTGGTTTTGTGCGAGAGCACCCACATGATTCAGCTGAGGTTTTGGAATTGGAGCAACGCAGAGATAAAAGAGATACTGTGTTGCAAAACGGTAATGATTTAGTAAAGACCGCAACACACTTGGTCAAAATCATGCATGAGAACGGTGCTTTGGAAACAGTCATTCTTGACATGAAGGGATCAAACCTGAAGCGCAGCCGGGGATGGAACTCCTTGATGTCGATGCAACGACATGATGGTGTGCTGTTACCCTCGTATGCAAAAACCTATACCGTGAAAACCAGTGAAGTAACTGGGGATCAAAATTCATGGTTTGAGTACAACTTGACGTTGAAGGGTGATATTGAGTCATTGGAGCAATTCAATGATGCCGATGAGCTACGAAAGGAGATGGTAGCAGGGAGTGTTCAGTTGGCGCCACCAACTGTTGATAAAGCACTGCCTGGACCTGCTGCGGCAGAAGACGTTCCTTTTTAGTTGATTGGAAAGCCCCCGCTTGCGGGGGTTATTTTTATGGAAAAAAGATTCTTAGAACTATTTAGCGGTTGTCAGTCGGCACATGGTCAAACGACCGTGCTTGATGCACAGCGTAACGGTAAAACAAAAGCCAACAGCATTACGGTACGAACACCGCTGACGATAGAGCTTATCAAAGAGCATCTGTCTGGCAAAAAAGGCATTGGCGCAATTCCAATTCGAGAAGACAACCTGTGTCAATTTGCTGCCCTTGATATTGATGACTACAACTTAGACCTGTTAATGCTACGAAAGAAAGTGTCACGACTTGAGCTTCCTTTGGTCATGTGTCGTAGCAAATCCGGGGGCGCTCATTTATATCTATTCATGACAGAATTTATTCCTGCTGCTGAGATCCGAGATAAGCTGGCAGAGATGGCGTCAGCATTGGGCTTTGGTTCATGTGAGCTGTTTCCCAAACAAGATACGGTGAAGGCAGAACGAGGGGATTTGGGTTCGTGGATAAACTTACCGTACCAAAACTCTGAGTACACAACACGATATGCCCTGGACGAAGGCGCAGATAGCCTGACCTTAGAAGAGTTTTTAGACTTGGCTTCAACATCGCGACTGACACCCAAAGAATTAGCTGACTTTACTATTGGCAGTGATGAAAAGGCATTGCCAGACGGTCCCCCATGTTTACAGCAGATGACAGAGTTTGGCATACCAGAGGGTGGGCGCAATACAGTGCTGTTTAACTGCGCCGTGTATTACCATCAGGCAAAACCAGAAGGTGATGATTGGAAGCAAGACCTAGAGAACCACAACCAGAGCCACTGTACACCACCGCTACCCGCGCGTGAGATTGTCACAATTCAAGAGCAGCTGTCGAAGGGCAAAGACTACTACTACACCTGCAAACAAGAGCCGTTACTGTCTCACTGCAACCGTTCGCTATGTCGCTCAAGAAAGTATGGTGTGGGCAGTAATCAATCGTTTCCAAGTATCGGTGGACTAACTGTGGTTGAGTCAGAGCCTCCAGTTTGGTTTCTAGACTGTGATGGCCATCGCTTGGAGCTATCGACCAAGCAGCTACAGATGCCACAAGAATTCCAACGTGCTGCCATGGAGCAAATGTACAAGATGCCAACGCGAATGAAGGACGCAGATTGGCGTGACATGATTGATAATCTGTTGGGCAGTGCTACGCGCATTGAAGTACCAGAGGAGTTGACGCAAAAAGGTTTGTTTAGTGAGCTCCTTGAGATGTTCTGTACCTCCAGGTTACAGGCACAATCCGCAGAAGAGCTGCTGTCAGGTAAACCATGGACCGAGGACGGTGTGACCTATTTCAAGCTCAGCGCCTTACAGGATTTCCTCAAGCGCAAGAGTTTTACGCACTACACTCGTGGTCAGATTACTGAAAGATTAAAAGAAATGTCCACAGAAGAACGAGCGGATAAAGAATACCGGTTTAAAGATAATCGTGACCAGTGGAAGAAGGTTCGAGTGTGGTTTATCCCAGAAATTATACGAGGGGAGGTAGACCTACCTCCTGTTGATTTTGATAATGATGTTCCATTCTAGAAAGGAGAAATACAATGGATAAAGAAAAACGTCGCGAATACAATAAAAAATATTACGAGGCTAATAAAGAAAAGTGGAGCGAATACAATAAAAAATACCGCGAAGCTAATAAAGAAAAGATTAGCGAACATAAGAAAAAATATTACGAGGCTAATAAAGAAAAATGTCGCGAATACAATAAAAAATACCACGAAGCTAATAAAGAAAAGTGGGACGAATACAATAAAAAATATTACGAAGCTAATAAAGAAAAGATTAGCGAACATAGGAAAAAATATTACGAAGCTAATAAAGAAAAAAATAAAGAAAGACGTAACGAATACGCTAAAAAATATTACGAAGCTAATAAAGAAAAATGTCGCGAATACTCTAAAAAATATTACAAAACTAAAAGAAAAAATGATTAAAACAATATTAGGTCCTCCGGGTTGCGGCAAGACTCAGACCAACAGCAACTTGATACAAACTTATATCAAAGAAGGTATTGCGCCTGAGCAGATAGCGTGTGTGTCATTCACCAGGAAAGCAGCACAAGAATCAAGAGAGCGTGTGTCAAATGATTGGGGTGTTCCGACAGACTCCTTGCCTTACTTCCAAACACTGCACTCCATGGCGTTTCGCGCCGGCGGATATAAACCTTCTGATGTTATTAGAGGCTCAGACTTAAAGGCTATTGGGGATGCGGTCAGTGTTCCTTTTGCGTTTAAGCGAGACAGCAATGTGGAGAGTGACTTCGATAAGTTAGGCGCATCGGTGGGCGATACCTACCTGGGGCTACACCATCTATCGCGGAGCAAGTGCCAGAGTTTAGAGCAGACATTTCGCGAGGCCAATAACTATAACCTGCACTGGCCAGAGCTGAAGCGATTAGTCGATACTTATGAGAGCTATAAGAAGGCTCATGGCAAATTAGATTTTACTGACATGATTGACAACTTCGTAAAGGAAGACCAATGTCCTGACATTGAGGCGTTGTTTGTTGATGAGGCACAGGACCTGTCTACACTTCAATGGTCCATGGTCGATGTACTACGGAAAACCAAGGTACAGGTATTTACCGGGGATGACGATCAAGCCATCATGGGCTTTCAAGGCGCTGATGTAGGGGCTTTTTTAAGCGCTACGAAAGAAAAGGAAGTACTCCAGCAGTCCTACCGGCTACCTTATGAGCCTTGGCAGGAAGCACAGCAGATTGTGTCACGGATTGAGGGGCGTCAACCCAAGGAGTGGCAGCCCAAAGAAGCAGAAGGTTTGGTTCGCTATCATCAAGACATGTACGACGTACCTATTGACCAAGGTGAGTGGTGCATCATGGCTCGAACTAATCGAATAGCAAGCCATTATGCTAACGCATTGATGGATGAAGGGTGGGTGTTCAGTCGCAATGGTCATCCAAGCATACAAGCGAAAACCTATGAAGCGATAGTCGATTGGGAGCAATGGTGTAAGAACGACCAGATAAGCGGCCAGCAGTTGCGGAATATCTATACGTTGATGTCGGTAGGTGTAGGGTTCACCAGGGGCTATGGTCCAAGGTCCAAGGCATTGCTGGGCATTGACCCAGAAGTTTTTATCACAATGAACCAAGCAAAAGATTCGTATGGCTTACTGGTCAGCGACACGATGCGGTGGCATCAGTCGTTAGATAAAATCGACACAGACACTCGAAACTATATTTTAAGCGCCCTCAAGCGTGGGGACAATATAAAGAATCCACGCATTAAAATAAACACCATTCATGGAATGAAGGGCGGTGAATGCGACAACATACTTGTCATACCAGACTTATCTCATGCTGCTTACAAGCAGTACCAAAGAAACCCAAACATGGAGCACCGGGTATATTACGTTGCCGTTACTCGAACGAAAGACACATTACATATACTTGAGCCAACGACTGACGCTTATTACTCGCTTTAATTATGCAAGAAGATTTATTTAACGAAGTAACGTGGACTCCGCCGGCGGAGTTGCCAAATTTGTCTGGTGAAAAAATCATCGCCATAGATTTAGAAACAAAGGACCCTAATTTAATTAGCCGTGGCCCAGGGTGGGCTAGAGATGATGGAAGAGTGATTGGTATCGCAGTAGCTGCTGAGGGATGGAAGGCATACCTGCCGATTGCCCACGAAGGCGGCGGTAACATGGCAAAGAAAACCGTACTAAAGTGGATGCAAGACCAGTTGAACCACGGCATGTCTGTAGTTTTTCATAACGCTCAGTATGACTTAGGGTGGATGATGACTGAAGGGCTCACAGTTAAAGGTAAGATTTTAGACACCATGATAGCCGCACCACTACTTGACGAGAACCGGTTTAGTTACAGTTTGAACGCACTTGGAGCAACGTATTTAGGCGAACGAAAGAGCGAGGAAGAGTTACGAAGAGCCGCGCACCAGCACGGCGTAGATGCAAAAGCTGAGATGTGGAAGCTTCCGGCTGCAAGGGTTGCCGGGTATGCTGAAAAAGATGCAGAGCTGACGCTCAAACTATGGCATGTGCTACACCCTAAGTTGATAGCTGAAGACTGTGAGAAAATACTAGAGCTAGAAACAGCGCTTCTTCCTATCATATTTGAAATGCGCCGTAAGGGTATTCGAGTAGACTTAGAAAAGGCGGAGAAGACGAAGAAAGACCTCCAGGCTAGAGAGAACAAACTACTGCGAGAAGTTAAGAAAGAAACAGGTGTAGACATTGAGCCATGGAACGCAATTAGCTTATCAAAAGCCTTCGACAGCTTAAAGCTAACCTACGAGAGAACAGAGAAAAGTGGAGCTCCAAGCTTCACCAAGCACTTTCTTAAATCACACGCTCACCCAGTTGCTAAGAAGATACTAGAGATCAGAGAGTACAACAAAGCCAACACTACGTTTATTGACACCATACTAGGTCATCAACACAACGGACGTATCCATTGCCAGTTTAACCAACTGCGTTCAGATGAGGGCGGCACAGTGTCAGGCAGGTTTAGCTCATCGCACCCTAATCTACAGCAGGTTCCTGCACGACACCCTGAAATAAAGACCATGATCCGTGGTCTATTCTTGCCGGAAGAAGGTTGCCAGTGGGGTAGCTTTGATTACAGCGCCCAAGAACCACGGTGGCTGATGCATTTTGCATCGTTGACACCAGACACTCGCGACCACCCAAAGGTTAAAGAGATTGTTGCTCAGTATCAAAAGGACGATTTAGACTTTCACCAGATGATAGCTGATTTGGCTGGGGTAGAACGGTCTCACGCCAAGACAATTAACCTGGGGATTATGTACGGAATGGGGCTTGGTAAACTTGCCTCTGTGTTAGGCGACATACCCTTTGAAGAAGCCAAAGCTTTGCGTAAGGATTATGATGAAAAAGTACCCTTTATCAGGGACTTAGCAGCAGCGGTAATGCGCGCGGCATCGCAGAAGGCTCAGATTAGAACAATGATGGGCCGCAAGTGTCGCTTTCCAATGAGAGAGCAGCGCTCCTACAGCCGGCTAAACAAGCCTATCCACTTTGAAAAGCTCGAAGAGCAGTGGCAAGAAATATTAGATACACCCATGGACGAGCGGCCAGATAAATGGGGCACACTAGAACCGTCCAGGTATCGTGTTGCGTTTACTTTTAAAGCTTTAAATCGGCTGATACAGGCTTGCAGCGCAGACCAAACTAAAGTTGCCATGCTTCAATGCTACGAAGCCGGATACACACCCATGCTGACAGTGCATGACGAGCTGTGTTTTTCTATTGAAAACGAACCAAGCGTTAAGGAGATAGTAGATATTATGGAAAATTGTGTGCCAGAGATGAAAATACCATCAAAAGTAGACTACGGATTATCAAAAAACTGGGGGTTAGCTAAGTAATGTCATATTTAATGAGTAACATTCCGCACTTTAAATGCTGGGTCAGGAAAGAATTCACACACAACCACGAAAAATACCAAGGAGAATTTGTTCACGCTATGGCTATTGCTGTAGCGACCGTTCCTGACAGGTGTTTAAGCTTTCATCTTGTGTTTACCGGAGCAGAAAGCGATATAGACGATACGGAAAACATCCATGGAGGAGCGATGTGGGCTCGTATGCCAATTACTGCGTTAGTTGCCGATACGCCCTTAAACGAATGGCCAGAACAACTACCCGTACCCTTAGCTCAACCCTGGGACTGTAGCTCCCACCACCATGCGGTTTTTCGCCTAGAAAGGGTGTCATCTAGCCCGTGGTTGTGTAAGATAGATGGTGAGTTTCATACTGGACGGTATATGTTTACCGTTGAGTATACTGAGAGCGATATTGCGGATGACCCAGCGCAACACAAACAGAGTCATGTTATTGAGTTGACAGACGCTGGAAGGTACACTGGTAACATCGTGGCATTGCCAAACAACAGGGTAAGAGCAACAAGCCCTGCATTATGGGAAACAGGTGATGGACCACCTGACTTTAAACCAAGTCAATGGGCTCATAGCGCGGAATGTGATGACAGCTATATGGACCCTAGTATAACATTTGACAACTTATATGCAGGAGAGCAAGAAGATGATGAAGAAGAAAGGTTACTCGAAGGGCGGGATGAAGAAGAAGGGCTACGCTAAAGGCGGGATGCCCATGAACCCTGAAACTGGTACGCCAACATTTGTTGGTGACGGCAAAGGTAAAATGTCTGCTGGAGGCTCTGCGGTTTCAAAAAGTTTTTCTAAAACAATTTCTAAACTATTAGGTGAATCTGGAAAAACTATTTCTGATTCTGATAGAACTAAAGTTGCAAAAATTCTTGGCGACGAGTCTGGAAAAACTATTTCTGACTCTGATAGAGCTAGATTAAAAACAATAATGAAGCGCAAAGGCGGTGGCTCTGCGATGAAGAAGAAAGGTTACTCGAAGGGCGGTGCGATGAAACGCAAAGGCGGCGGTTCTGCGCTAAACAAGAAGGGCTACGCTAAGGGCGGAGCTACTCGCATATTCTAGATGGCTAGAGAAAGAAAAAAACCTATCCCTAAAACTACCAAAGGGAAAGGCGCCAATTACCGCCCCACTAAATCTGGGGCGGGGATGACGAAAAAAGGTGTTAAGGCTTACCGCAGTAAAAATCCTGGCAGTAAGCTAAAGACAGCGGTTACTGGAAAAGTTAAAGCAGGAAGTAAAGCCGCCAAACGCCGTAAGTCATATTGCGCTAGGTCTTTAGGTCAACTGAAAAGAAGTTCGGCTAAAACAAGAAACGATCCTAATTCTAGGATAAGACAAGCTCGAAGAAGATGGAGATGCTACTAATGGCCACTAAAGATGCGTGTTATTCAAAAGTTAAAGCTCGATACAAAGTGTTTCCATCAGCATACGCTTCCGGGGCAATTGCTAAATGCAGGAAAGTTGGAGCCAGTAACTGGGGCAACAAAACAAAACGTGCAGAAGGCGGAATAACTGTTACAACCAACGGATGTGGTTCAGTGATGTCTAGGCACGGTGGACGGAAAGTCAAAATATACTAATGGCTGTTCGTAAAACAAAAAAAGGCGCTGATCTTAAACGCTGGTTTAACGAAGAATGGGTTGACGTAAGAACAGGTAAGCCCTGCGGAAGAAAGAAAGGTGAGAAAAGAGGAACGCCTTATTGCAGACCAAGCAAACGTGTTTCTAAGAAGACACCTAAAACATCTACAGAGCTTACTGCGGCAGAAAAGAAGTCTAGAATTGCTCAGAAAAAACGATTAGGGCAGCCACCTGGCAAGCCTAAAAGAGTTGCATCTGTTAAAAGAAAAACAGTTAGGAAACGAACAGCCTAGCGACGTTAGTAAGCGCCCCAAATTTTTACTTTAGTACCGCCCCAATATTCTACGGCAAGGCCAGCGTCTATAAGTTTTGCGTTAATGCTATTGCCGTTAAAATCCCACAACACACCCAGTATTCTTCCGTACTTACCACGCCCTTGAGATTCTAAAACAAAACCGTCATACGTCAGTTCTTTTAATAGCTCTTTGGCTTCTAGCCCAAGTTTCTTTTCAGCAAGGTCCCTGGTCCGTGATTCAGGGGTATCTATTCCAACAAGCCTAACTCTTTGCTTTGCAAGAACAATCTTGAACCCTAGATCTATGTTTACGTCAACGGTGTCTCCGTCAACAACTCTGTCTAACGTGCATTTGTAAACGAATGGTTTAACGTCCATGTAGGTCTGTCCTCGGTATGTTCCAATTGCCTTCTGGTGCAGGTGCAGCAAGCATTCTTTTTACTAATCTTTCTGCCCGGTTAGGGACCTGTATGTACCATCGTGAGTCAACCATAGCATCTGCCGCGCCAACCCAATTAAAATCTTTTACGCATTTCTGCATGTCTTTAAACAAAGACAATCGAGTTCTTCCCAGGTTAAACATCATGTTAGCAATAATTAGCTGCACTTCCTCCGGGTACAAAGAAAAGTCTTCGTACAACACAAGACAATCTGCAACAGTTGTCTTAATGTCTTTTTCAAAGCACTCGCTAACTCTGTCTTCTGTTACAGGAGTGCCTTGCTTTAAATTGTACTCAAGGTCGCTGGGCGTAACTAAATGACCAATACCAAATGTTTTTTTGCCTAGATGGTCTAAGTATACCTCATAAACGCAGCCTTCATCTTCAGCCAGTTCTTTTTTAAGTTGGTCTATGTTCATCCCATTAGCCCTGCTATGCCCATTCGAGCTCGTTCTCGTTCAACTTCGCTTGCGTTCATAGATAGTTTTTTTGGATAAGGTACAGGACCTAACGAAGGATTTTCAGGAGTTGGCGGTTTGTTAAACATGTTTGGGTCTACCTTTATGCGTTCTTTAATTTGGTCTAAAGATAAACCGGAAGGAACATTAACATTTTTAACTTCTTCTCGCAGCATCATTCCTTGAGGGCTTTCCCTGTCTTGGCCAACAGCCGTTGTTCCTGTAACCCTCAAAATCTCTCTGTTTCCAATATCTACAAACTTGTTTAGAAAATAGCCAAACTCATTACCCGGTGTTTTTTGAGCAAATTCTTCTGGAACCAAGCCATCTTTAATAGCTTGGTTGTATAACTTAGATCTCATTTGCGGAGAAAGAAGAATTTTTAAAAAATTAGGGTATCTAAAAAGTCTTGCTAACACGCCGGAAAGAGCTAAACCACCAGCCGCTGTTGCAGCAGTAGCAAAATGACCAGCTATTGCAAGACCTATACCTCCCGCAGCGCCTAATCTTGCAATTGAACCGGCTAAACCAACGCCTGGCTTGTCTACATTAGATAAGCGAATAGCATTAGAAGCTAATTTTTTTAAGCCGTTAAAAGTTTCTTTTCCTAATACTTTTTCAAGAACGCCTTTTTGATTATTTTTATCTAAAACATTAAGAAAGTTTTTACCCCAAGCTCCGGTTTGCACAGCATCTTGCCCGGCTGATGTAAATAAGGTGTCAAAATCAGCGCCTTTAAGAATACTTCGCAAAGTAGCTTCTTTTAGGCCGCCTTCTTTAACAAGCTCATCTCTGCCCACTGTTTTTAATAATTGCTCATAGCTTTTAGGGTCTTTTAACACTGCTTGAACAATATCATCGGCTGAGGATATTTCACCTTTAGCAATAACGGAAGCAAGCGCTGTTCGGCTAGCTTCAGCAGCTTCATCTACAGTATTTTTAATTGCTTCTGCTTGGAGCCTAAGACCATCGTCGCCTATACTTCCAATTTGTCGAGAAAAATCATCAGCACTTTTTGCGCTAAGAAGATAAGCGTCTCCAAGAGAATCCCTAAGAATTTTAGCGTTAGTAGTTCCAAAAAGAGTATCTTGAACCCCTGTTCCCAACCCTTTAAAAGCACTGTTTAACGCTACTCCGTTGATAGTAGTAGCATTTGCAGGTCCTACGGTGGATTCACGAATTGCATTTTGTAGCCACTGGCGAGATAAATCTGTGCGTATAGCATCGCTTAAAACGGCAGGGTTAGCCCCAGACCTTGATTGCTGGACAAGAGTATTTAAACCTTTAATATAAGGGTCAACCATTGTTTGCCAATAAGAATCTTCTTTAACCATCCCCTGCACAAAATTAGGAAGCACTCCAGCAACTTCATCTAAACCAGCACTTTTTAAAACTTGGTTACCGGCCAAAACATCTCCAGCTTCAAACAAAGCCTTAGCTTCAAGTATAGTTGCGTCTGCTCCAGGTTGAGCCAATCTAGCTATACTGTTTTCGCTAGGAGTAACAGCGTTTAAATACGTTTTTAAATTGGCTACATTACCGCCTTTAATTATCGTGCTAAGTTCGTCTAAATTCCTGCCACCTGTTTTAGCCTTAACATTTTTTAATATCATGTTGACAGCAGTATTGTTAAATTTTTCTTGGCCTTCACCATAAAAAGTATTAGCGCGCTTCCACAAAGTTAAGCCTTGTTTTACCTCGTCTAATTCTCCAGGACCTAAATACTCAACACGGTATTTAGGTTTAACACCTTCCCCAGCCGCCTTAGTCTGAACAACCCTGTATCCCTGACTAATTATTTCCTGTGTTTCGACAAGTTTATTTTGCAAAACAGACCCTAACGATTTTATTACTTTACCAACTTCAGCGGCGCCTTGGCTAGCTATTACCCCTGGGTCTTTCGCCGCTAATTCAAGAACAGATTTTAAGTTTTGCAAAGTTGATATATCAGCGCCACCTTCTGTTTGAATTCTTTTAACGGCGCTAAATATAGAACTTTCCGTTACAGGAATGCCTAAGCTAATAAATTTTTCTTCAAGAAATTTAATTTGATCTACAACAGGTGTTAAATCAAACTTAACACCGCTGGTTTTTAAAAGAGTGTCTGCATTTTTATACAAGGCATTAGAACTTGCTTGGAATAAAGCCGCAGAAACTTGAAGACCTTCGGAAAATTCTGTTGGCAATCCTTTTATAGGGCTAAAGTTTTTTTCTAAAGCTTTTAGCTGACCTGTAATAACGTCATCCAAGTTTCTTCTAGCAATTTTAAAAGCTTCTTCTGGATTCACTAATTTAGCATTTAACGTAGAGGCCAAAGCTTTTGCTTCAGCGTCAATTGCTGCGCTTCCGGCTTCTTGGGTAATTCTTCCTGCGCCCACATCTTCTAATATGTTTCTAATAAACTGAGAGTTTCTTGCTCCTGGAAAAGTTGGAGGCAGTACGTTTTCGGATAATGCTTGCGCTGTTCCAAGAATAGACTTTCCACTAGCAGCCGTTACTGTTGGGCTCGCTCCAGCAATAACTAACCCTCTCATATTGGATATAGCTTCTTCCTGAGCTAATTGCTTGCCTAATTTATCAGGGCTAGGGTACAACGTATTTTTAATTGCTTGTAATCCGGTGTCTGTTTCTCTACTTGCGGCAACACTTGCGGCAAGTTCTTCAGCTCTGGCCTGACTATACTTTGGCCCCGGCCCTTTAATTAATCTTGCAACACCGCCAACAATAGCTCTTCCAACACCTTCTCCAAGAGCGTTAATAACTCCTTCTTTGGCAATTTTACCCATAACATCGCCAAGAGACTGCTTGTTAAGCCCTTGAAAATAATCTATTGCCTCATCGCCGGCAGAAAAAGCAGCCGCAGTTGCGCCAACTCCTGCCATACCAATTAAAATAGGAGCGCCGGCCAAAATTACACCAGCGGTAATGGCTCCCGCTAAAGGGGCTCCAGACTCTCCGGCAAAATCAAAAAAATCTCTGTCAGTAAAACCCGGCTTATCTGCGTACACTAGTCCTTGATCCGGAAGCCCTAGTTCCATTCTCACGTTTGGGTCTACTTTTGCGGCATCGATAACAAAAGTATCCTCAGCAGTTCTTTCAAATGTCCCTGGCCCAAGTTTTTGGGTCAGCAAGCCCATCTTTTCTTCGTCTGTTTCCATTCGACCAAGAGCAAACCTAAAAGATTTATCTTCTATCTCTTGCGTTATTTCTGGTAGGGCAACTTGAGGCTGCTCTTCTGGAGTCACCGGTTCTGGAGTCACCGGTTCTGTGTTAACACCCTCTCCAAAAGTTTCTTGGCTAGAAGGCGCTTCTACTGGAGATTCTTGCAAAAACAGCTCAGGGTTTTTTTCACGAAGCATTGGTATGATAGTTTTAATTTCATCGTCTGTTTTATCTTGAAAGTCAATAATTTTTCCAGAAGGAAACCGTATTTGATTCATAATTATTACAACCCGTAAGAGCTAATAGTTGGAATATCATTTTCTTCAAAAACATTTGAGTCGCGAACTGTTGGATTTTGTAACCCACCAGATTCAAAAGTTAACCCAACACGCATTAATGTTGAAGACATTTGGCTATTTAACGCCATTTGTTGATCAATTAACGCTTGGTTTAAAGAGTTTTTAACTTCTTGAAATTTTTCGGGACTTGCAAGAAAAATCTCCATTAGTACATCCCCTCCAAAAGCGCTATCACCTTTTTTATAGCCAATAATCTCGGCTATTCTGTCTCTATCAGCATCAGATATAGTTTTTCCAGATTCTTTTAATAAAATAGGCGCTAATTCAGCGGCTAAAATTCTCATTTCTATAGCTGCTAACCCTGCTTTGCCGCTTGGTATTCCTGTAAACCCTTCAACAAGTTTTTTTGGAGCGCCTAACGTAATAAGCCGTTGTTGAATTTCTCCTATTGATGCGCGAGGTCCAGTAATATCCTCATTTTTAAATGTATTAACTTTATCAAGAAGTCTTTTTAGCCTTCGATTTCCTAAAGTAACGCTGTCATAAATTCCAAACAATGATTTCGCTTGGTTTTTATCCATTGATGATCCCCCATCACCAGTTTTTTGCACTCGTATATCTATCGAACTACTGTTTCCAAAATCTTTAAAAGGTTCTATCGTTTTTATAACTGTGTTTTTAGTGTCAGCTTTTGTTGGAAAGCCAGTTAATAATCCCGCAAGTTTATCTGAATTTTTAATCTCAACAACTTTCACGCCTTCGTTACTTAAAGAGGTAGCTTGTTTAGCGCTGAGGTATCTAGGGCTAAGACTCATATCAATTTTTTCGTAATTTTTGTCCCAATCTGAAGTGCTTCCCAAAAGAAGATAGCTACTTGTTATGCTGCCTTGTTTGGCGTCTTCTTTACTTATCTCTCTATTGGCATCGTCAGTTTTAAATTTTTGATTAAGAGCTAAAGTCGTAACAGCATCTTTTCTTTTTTGTTTAGCTTTAAACTGGCTGTCATGGTAAGCGGTTATTTTTGGAAGACCTTCCAAGACACCTTTTTTAAACCCTTTATTCATAATGCTCGCACCTAATTCAGCGAGCAGCAAGCCTTCTGTAGTTGGGTTTTTTTCAAGCGGATCAAAAGCTTTTCCAATTTTTTTCTTTAACGCGTCTATATCAACATCACTTATACTTCCGGTCTTAACATTAGCCAAAAAATCTTCAAGAGATCCTTTTTCTTTTAAGTTGTCTTCTGACGGTGTAAGATCTACCGCCGCTGGAGCCGCTGGCGTAAGATCTACCGCCGCAGGATCTACCGCCGCAGGATCTACCGCCGCAGAATCGTCTGTTGACGGAAACAACGCATTTGTAACTTGGTCCAGAGGTGTACCACGCTTATCTGCTCTTTGATCTGCTCTAACAGCTCTCTCCCTAGCCGCTATGCTGCTCAAGCCCTCTGTTCCGGATAACAGCTCCCTAATGTCTTCTCCGGGCTTTAAGTCATACATAGATCTAGCTCTTGGGTCTCTTGCTAATCTATCCTTAGCAGTTGCTGACGGAGATGTATAACGCAAGTCGTCATCTGTCATGTCATCAAAGGGTCTTGGAAGATCAGTATTTGATACAAAACTTGGATCTAAGCTTAAATTGCGAGATGGAGGCATAACAGTCGGAGCGGGTTCTTTATTAAGTGAGCCAGGGTCGTAAAAGTCTAACGGGTCAAATGCTGGTGTCTGTTCCTGCATTGATTCGGGGCTATAAAGTGCTTGCGGGGCAATTCCTAACTGAAAATTAGCGCCACCATTAGCAAACCTAGCAGCTTCCATCAAAGGCTGAGAAGAAGCTAGTATGCCGCCAGTATTTCTACCTTGCTCAGGCTCTAAAAGACCCCCTTGGCTAAAAAGCTTTCGCGATAGAACATCTTTAATTGCGCTCATTATGAGTTTCCTTGCCTTTGCAACCCAAAAGGATCTCCAAACGCTTTATTTAGTCCAAACGCACCAATCCCTGCACCGATAGCTTGAGATAAGCCGCTAGGCGATGGAGCTGTGTTAACACCAAAGCTAGAAGTTGAAGGACTAATGGACGGTTTAAAAATATCCGACATGAAGCTTAATCGTTGGTAAGGCTCGTAAGCTCTTTGGAAAGCGTTCTTGCTTGTCGCATCTAATTCTCTTTGCGCCTGTGTCTGGCCTAACGAACCTAACTGAGACTGCAATTGAGCCTGTTGCCCAAGCATGTTTTGCCCGGAAACACCAAGATTGGCTTGCTGAGAACCTAAGCCGGCTGTGCTTTGAGCATACTGGTTGGCAAACTGTCCTTGGCCTTGACCCAACTGACCTAACAAAGTACCTAACCCTTGCTGGCGTTTCTGTTGCGCCTCAAAAGCATTTTGAGCGTTAGCTAAAGAAGAAGCGTAACCTTGTTGGCGAAGTTGGCCAGCGGTTCGAGCTTGCGTGTCTAACATATTACGGCCTAACTCGGTTTGCATAATACCTGAACGACTGCCACCAAAAGCCCCTGCGTTAGCAGCTTGTGCATTCAAAGCCTGTTGCTGTAAAGCGCCTTGGCGATTAATGTCGGATAATGTCTGCTGGACCACTTGATCTTCATACGGGTTTTGATAGGCTGCTGCGCTAGTAGGGTCAAACATTTGATCGCTGCCGGCAGCTTGAGCTCTAGCTTGGTCAAAATAACCTGGGACCGCTTGTCCTTGGCCTCTTAAATAATCAATGCCTTGCCCTGTTGTATCAGCAGCTTGCTGTAAATAAGGCATGTACTGGCCTATACCAGCTCCTGTTTGCATTGCTTGTTGTGTAAGAGGGTCTAAGCCAGCTACTTGCGTGTCTAGCTTACCAAAAGTTTGCTCGCTAAAAGGTGTTTGCCCTCTAGCAAAAGCTTGCTCTAGTAAATCTCTTTGAAATTCTTCAAGAAAGGGTGCTTGACGAATTACTTCGCTTGTTGTTCCTGTTGCTTCATTAGCCATCGTATGCTCCTAAGCCATTCCGCGTTCAAAACGAGACATCATGTCGTACATTCTAGCAGCACCTAAGTCTCTATCACCATTGCCAGCATTTCTAACCGCTTCCGCTGTCATTACAAATTCTCCATCAGAAAGTTTAGCATCTATACTGTCCGAGGTCCCTGTTCCAGGGCCCACTATCTCACCACCATCAGCAGCCGTCCTTGTTGGGCCATACTTCCTTGTCAGATACGCTTGAGCTTGCTCTAAAGTAATGCCTGTAGACGCTGCAAGCTGTTCCGCTGTCAAAGTACTGTATATACCCGCATCTCTTCGAGCTTGATAATATTCATTTGACCCTTGAGGAAGACTAGCCGATTCTACATAAGAAGAATACTGAGGGTCACCTATCCTTCTAGCCTCCGCCACATCTTCAGCAGATAAAGTTCTCTTTTCTGGGTCAAGTGCTTCTGATGCAATTGATGCTGTAATTCCGGGCGCAAAAACATCTTTTTTAAATGGGTTAAATGCTTCTTTCAGTGCTTCAATTCCCGCAGGACGGTTTTCTACTGGAGTATTTTGTCTAGCAAGAACGTCAGCAGGTGTTACGTTAGCCAAAAGATCTTCTGGTACTTGTGCAGGGTATGCTCCTTTTTCTATAGCAAATTCAGGAGGAGCATCATATTGACGGCCCCTACCAACAAACTCAGGAAGACCTCTCATGCTTGTAAGTTCTCTACCCGTAAACTCAGGAAGACCTCTCATACTTGTAAGTTCTCCAGTAAACTCAGGAAGACCTCTCATACTTGTAAGTTCTCTGTTTGCGAACTCAGGAAGATCTCTCATGCTTGTAAGCTCCTTACTTGCAAGTTCTCTGCTTGCAAACTCAGGAAGACCTCTCATACTTGTAAGCTCCTTACTTGCAAGTTCAGGAAGAGCTTCCATGCTTGTAAGTTCAGGTGTGTTAGATAACATTTTTCTAGTTACAGCGTCATTACGATATTCAGGTAAAGTAGGAAGGGCTTCGTATCGACCGCCCCTATCAACAAACTCAGGAAGATCTCTCATGCTTTCTAAGTTTTCTTCTTTCCCACCTAAAGCTTGCATTATCCCTGTAGCAGGACCTTTTTTAAAAGCATCAATGGGGTTTTCAGTAACATCATCAAAAAATGATTTTACAAACCCTTTGTTATCTTTATCTTTAAGAGCGGCCAATGCCGATGAAGTTACACCTGTAACCCCACCAATCAAAGCAGATTTTTTAAGGCTTTTACCGCTGGCCAAAGAACCTAGCCCAGCGCCTATCCCTGTACCAATGGACGACCCCGGCATAAATCTGTTGGCAACAATAGCGCCAATAGCCGGAAGCGAGCGTTTGGTAGCTTTCCAAAGTTTTTTCCAGAAAAACTCAGGCTGGCCAGTAATTGGATTTAAAGAGTTTAAAGCACTGCCCACCACGTAACGGTTAGGGTTTTCGATGCCCATCATTTGCATCTGGTGAAAGAGCTGTTGTTTTAAACCGGGGTTAGCATCAAGTATTTCACCTGGGATAACTGTCTCGCCCTCTGCGGCATGAACCATGTAGCTATCGCCATAACGACCCAAACTGGCTAATCCTTCCGCTTCTTTTTTGAAAATGGGCATCATTTGATTCATTTTGTTATCCTGCCTTCCTAAGCTATAGTTATACCATTATTTCATCAATTAAGAAATTTCTATGTAGCTGCCTATAACGTGCAATCTATTTGCATTTGCAGCCGTTACTTTAACAATCTCTCCTTCTTGAACAACCAATGGTTTGTCCAAAAGCTCTAGTGTACCGTTTGCGGCTGTTGCCTTGACGTTATACAGTACAAATACTGCCGTACTTGCGTCCGTAATTGTAACCGTAATAGTTGATGTGTTACCGCTATCATCAGCAGCAACTAAAGATTTAAAGATAGCTGTCTTTGCTGTTGGCGCTGTGTATAGCGTTGTAGCACTAGTAGTCGTTAAATCTAACTTAGCATTTTTATAAAAACTAGCCATTTATCCTAAGAACCATGTTAAAGCGTTGTTTTCGTCCTGCCCTTCTATTTTAGAAGGCATTTCTGTGTCCGTTAAAGCTAGCTCAATGTCTCTAAAAGCTTTTTGAACAAGCTCTGAGTTATACTCAGTTTCTACGTTTGGTAGACTATGGTTCAACAATCTAGCCATTATCGCTTACCGTCCGGTCTAGCTTCCAAGCGTAAATCGCCCAGGGTCCATGCAATATCAGTGGCGGAACTTTGAATCCTAACAGCAGCTTGCCGGGCTCTTGCCCTTAAAAAAGTTTGCTGGGTTGTGCTGCTAACGGCATTGGTTGAGTTAGTGGCTAACGTATCACCCGGATAGTTCCTGGTTTTTATAATGTAATCCACCGTAGCCGAAGTGTCCGTAGTTATGTCTATATCCGGTATAAGTCTAGTCAAAAACATAAACTGCTCACCTGCCGGGTCTAAATCAAAGTCGGATGATTCTATAAATGATGTCATAGCAGATCCATCGTCCGTGTCCCCTAGCTCGTGATTATATATGTAATTTGATCCCCCTGCCGTACCTGCTGCCCTTGGGTAATCGTTAACTCCGTAATCAATCCAAGCCGTTCGAGACAAAGAACCAATGTCCCAGGTTCCTTCTAAGTAGTTAAACTTAGCGTATCTGTCTATCTCTTCTGAAGAAGAGGAAGCATAAAACCAAATAACCTCGTTGAACATTCTGTTTGATGCGGCAAAAAACTTAAATGTTTGCGATAGATTTATATCATCGAACACGTATCGTAAAACTGTGCAGGGCACATTATCTATTTTACCTGTATAAGCGTAAAAGTTTTCTCTGGCCATCCAAAACACCTTATCGCCTACAGAAACTACAGCGTTAGGTGATATTAAAGAAATACCATTAGCCACTAAAGAAAAACCAAAAGTTAATGGCGGACCAACAAAGCGCATAGAATGCAAGCCAACGTCAGTCCAAACCAATATTTCCGCTCTTGTTTTTACAGCGGTAATAATTTCAGACCCAGATGATAATCTTTGATCACCCGCTGTGTTGGTAGCTGTTGGCGTCCAATCAAAAGGATCTTCTTGATTTGACCAGCGTATCTGCAATAAATCTTGAGCAGTTTCACCTAAGGGGTTACAGCCAAAACAAACAACATGCCTGTCAGCCCCTGACACCATTATCTGGCGTGTGATCGTAGGGGTGTTTGATGCTCCTGCTTGAGCAGAAAGAGCCGTAGATCTAAAGTTTAGACCTAAAGTCTTGTCCCAATAAAACGGTGCGCCATCAAAAACATTAAAAATTAAATCTTCACCCCAATTATCCTGCTTCCAAAGTCTTAACTGGCTAACAGAATTTGCCGCTGTTTGAGCAGGTTCGCCCCACCCGATAAAAGTATTAGCTTCCGCTACAATAGCGCCAGAACTGTGAGCAGCAGCCGTAGTTCCTCTCACCCCCCTAACTACGCCAGCGTTTAACGTATTGCCACTTTTCCCGGTGTATTGAATTAATTCTTCTCCCACCCTTATCATGCCAACAAAAGTAACAGCAACTCCATCGGATCCTGCGGCAACCGTTGTTCCGTCAACACCCCGTGTAAGTCCTGTGATCGTAGTTGCAGTTGTTTCGGTATAATCTATCTTTTCACTGCCAATAAGAACTGTTCCCTCACTAGGAAAGCTACTAGCATCATCAAGTATCAAAACAGCCGAGTTAATAGTAATCGCACCGTTTAAAGTGTCTGCCACCACTTCAAAGTTGCTGGCACTAGTCAAAACTACTGAAGTTGCTGAATCTGTTAAATCGCTTGCTAAAGTATTTTCAGATACGCCGCTAGTTGTTCCACCCCAAAGACCTGCTCCAAAACCAGTGCCTTGCACATAAGTAGATAGCCCGGTAGTAGTCTGGTATTCGGCAACTACAGAACTCCCTCCTCCAGCCGTTGACCCAGAAGAAGCGCTGCCGGCAGTGGTAATCCTGTAACTGTTGCTGTTATTAACTGTAATTTTAAATTCTGTGTTAAGTTGAGCTGCTGTGACACCATCCGTTGTTGCCGCTCCGCTAAATGTAACAAAATCCCCGGTCTGAGCTCCATGGCCTGTGGCTGTTACAGTAACCGTTCCTGAACCAGCATCACCCGTTGTAAAAGGATTAGCGCCCAAAGAAGTTGTTGCTCGAACAGGCGTTAGATCGTAGTACAAAGCACCTTCTTCTACATAAAGCTTAGATTCTGTTCCAATGCCCATATATTTTGAACCGTCTAACGCAGCCCATGTGTGCAAAGAACGAGGTTGTCCTTGTAAAACTTCGCTAGATAACTTAGTCCACCCTCCCATCTTTTCAGGACGGCCTTTTCTAAAACGTATTAGGCTAGAGTCAAACCATCCGCCATCGTTACCATAAGACGTAGTTTCTCTGTTAACACCAGGCTTAAATACTATTTTACCTAAAGGCATTACGATAATCCTCTTGCTGCTCTTTCATAAACATTCATAAAAGCTGGGCCTAAAGCTCCAATTCCTCTAAAAACAACTGGATCTACGCCTTGAGTAGATAGATTATCACGGTTTAAATTAGATTGGTTTAAATTTGCTAAACTGCTAATACCGCCCATGTTTGGGTTTACACCTGCATTTTGCGCTGCAACAGACGCATTTGTAGTCGGCTCTGGGTAATCATATGTAGGAAGTTCTTTTGGAGGAGCTAACGTGTCAATTGCAATAGATGTTCCAACACCTTTTAAAGCATCCATAGTTCCTGCTTTTCCAAGATTAGAAACTCCTTGCAAACCTGTATTAGCTATCCCTGCCTTAGCATTAGCAGCTTTTTGCGCGGCAATTGCATCTGCGCCAGATCTTCCAAAGTAAGTTCCTGCTCCTGATTGAAGAGATTGATTTAAATCACCACCGCGAGCGGCTGTAATCCCTGTATTTATTGCTGCGGCTGTTAAGGGGTCAATTGAAGATCCAAGTCCTGCTGTAAGAGCGGATTGCCCAGTGTTTAAAAGCATATCTCCAAAGCTAACACCTCTGGCAGTGGAAGCACCTGCTTGAGCGGCAATTCCTACTCCTTTAGCTACGGGTCCCCCAAAAGCAATCATTGCTGGCGCAATGTAATCCGCAAAGACACCGCCGGCTTGCTGTAAAAAACTTCCTGGCTTACGCTGTTGCTGCCGAGCAGTTTCTCTTTGTGCGTAATCGTAAGCTTCAAGCGCGTATTCTGGATTTAGCTCTGGTGTTATTTGCCCTGTAGTCAGATAAGTTTGTAACGCATCTTTAGAGCCATAAGGCGAAGCAATAGACCCGGCTGATTCTGGCCTATCGCCAGTGTTCCATGATTTCAAAGCTTCCCAATTGGACTTATTGCCGCCCATCTTGTTGCCGCCTTTAAACCCAGCGCCTTCATACTGGCCCCACTGGTCATAAAGACCCTGTAAAGTTGGAAATATATTTTCTCTAGTAACGCCTGTGTTTGCTATGCCTACTCCCGGAGAAGCAAAAGGCATATTTTTAGCGTTAAATTGCCCTAATCGAACATACTCAGCGCCTGGTGTTGCAAACCCATACTTTTCCCACAAAGGTGTGTCTGAAAAAGTAGTGTAGTCACCTTTTCCATAACCTAAAGCTTCTTTAGCTTCGTAAGCAGCCGTGTTTGCGTCACGAGTTTGATTTAAACTTTGAATGCCTTGCAAGCTATATTCGGGTTTTGCAAATTGATTTTGCAAAAAGCTTTTCATTCCTGGATTAACGCCAGGCATATTGTTTAGCTTTGAAATAGCGTCTGCTTGGCTTGTTGGATTTTGGCTGTTGATAAAGTTACGCAGTATCAAGCTGGTTATACCTGTGCCAACATTTGATTTGCTTAAAGCGTCTGCGTAAGGATTGGCCATGTACTAAATCTTCCAAGCAATGCCAGCTAATAGCGCAATAACTGCGCCAGCACCTGTAATCATAATAAACTCTATACGTTTAATACGCAGTATAGCTTCTTTCCACCGTTCTTCCATCTGGACTTCTACAATTGTGACTCGTGTGTTTAAATTGTTAACTAGGTCATTCATTTCACATGCCTACGGTTTTGGGTTAGCGTCTTTAACTGCTTTTACGGTTTTGAACCATTCACCTGTACTGTCACCTTTTCCTGCCACCATGTCTTTATAAAGCAGGTCTAGTTGATCTCCAATGCTAGGGTATGCTGCAACTCGGTTATATTTGTATGTATCTGGATCTACCCAAGCGTTTACTAAAGCCTCATTAAGCGTGACTTGATCGCCATTAATATCAAGAGCAATATCATCGCTGACAGTAACAACTTGAGAATACAGTGCAAGTATGGCTTTATGATTCATCCTAATATCTCCATAGCCGTTAACGAAGAAGCTCCGCGTGGAAAATAAGCAGCGTCTGTATCACCGCCAACAAAATTAATAGAAACCGTTCCCGATCCAAAGTTTGGCGCACCTTGCACTTTATAAGTAACGGCAGAGGTTGTTGCTGGAGAGTCTACATAAGTAAGATGAGAATTGTTTGCTATCACCCCTGCTCCAGAAGGTGAAACCATAAATGACGCGACCCTTTGTCGGTTTGATGCAGCTCCACCAACAAAATCATCAGCGTTGCCGCCAGTAAACCGCAAAGCAGCTATTCTGTCAGCCGTCATACAACCATAACTAACTTGTGCCATAAGTAGGATTTTGTTTGAACTGCTTGACGGGGTTATATCTACAGACAAAGATGTAATGTCTACAAAATTAAACACATTACTAGCGGCTGCTGCGATAGTTTGTACCCCAAGAAAATTAGCGGTAACTACTTGAAGTATCATTCCCGGCCCCAAAGTAAGTGCCTTAGTCCCAGCTTCAGCTGCTACCCCCAAAGTTACCGCCCCTGACGTTGCTCCACTGATTACTACACTGCCCATTAGTCTGCTGCCTCTATCGTATTACCGTCTGCAACCCAAGTTAAGATTGCTTGATAGTCTGTGTTTCCTGCATCTAGTGGCACAGATTTAATAATTCCATCTTCAACCATCTTATAGCTAGCAAGAACGTTTAAATAATTTACTTTTTGTACTGAGTCTATAGCCATACTGCGCCTCCTTAAAGCTCTGCTGATGCTGTGTACTGAAAATAATAATTACCAACAGCGGGCACATTCGTACTGTAAACCATAGTTCTTTTTGGACTTGCAAACGCTACACTTAAAGCATTTGCATTAGTACCTCCTGCACCTTCTATACCCATTTCTCCTGCTGTGCCATCTTCTACATTGTAGAACACCATAGTTGCGCCCGTCCTCATAGGAGGACTAAAAATTATATTGTATCTAAAACTATTGCCTGTTGAATATGTGTGAAGCATATATGAGCCGGGATTTACTGTGGCTCCTGCTGCAACGCCAAGATCGTAAGATTGATAATAGTACCTTTTACACAGGTCGTATTCTTCACAAAAACTTCTATGCTCAAAGTCTGTAGCTGTAGAGCCTATCTCCATTTGTACGCCAGTAATGAAGAATGTCCTGTTGGTAGAATCAAAGATAGAAGTTCTGTTGGCTACCGCATAACGGTTAGCCGCAGTTTGATCATTCCAAGTATTTACAGCAAACGTACCTCCTGTGTAAGTAGAACCACCATGCAACCAAATATTTAAAAACAAACTTACAGCGTTATCGTCATCTAATGGGTCTGAAGTATCAGCCGCAAAAGTAAGTTCTATTCGGTTCCAATCGGTTGTTACTGCAAAGGATTGGGTTATAGATCTACCGTTATCTGAATCATATAATTCACATACATATAATGCTGCTGCGTTACCTTTAACGTAAAAACTTACTGTTACTTGTTCAGCGCTAGATGTGCCTTTTTTTAGTTGTTGTAGGTCTTGTCCTTCAAATCTTTGGTTTAAAGTTAAATTTTCGGTTGCTGCTATAGATGTATCAGCAGTAGTGGTACTAAGTTTCAGACAGTTGGCAAATCCTGCTGGCCCGTCAGCTACCTGCGCCATTGTAAATCTTCCTGCCTGCCCTGTTTGCCCGTTTCCTGTTGGCTCAAGCATGTTCCAACGGTCTAACGTAAAGTAACCAGAGCTACCCCCTAATCCTGTTACTGACGCAGGTTTTTGGCATACTTTCATTGCACCGTTAATTACGATGTTACGTCTGCCACCAACCTGCCCTGAGTTGACACCTGTTACGCCAGTTAGTGCGTTAGCGCCTGATATGCCTGTTGTGCCGTTTAATACTAAACTCATTTCATATACCTACGGATTATAAATTTCTGTTACGCTAAAAACTATTGGCGCAGTCACGCCAGAAGCAGTAGATAAAGTTGAGGCTAAAAACTGCGCTGTTGCGCCTTCTGTCCCATAATAAATAGTATAAGTTCTTGCGTCCGTACTTCCCGCTGTTCCTGCTGCTGTAAAAATCATATTATGAAAATCATTAGCATCATCGTCTGATATTCTTATTGACCAATGCACTCGTTTTCTAGATCCGCTTGCAGGGGGGAGAAACGGTACTTCTGAATTTGTTACATCGTAAAAATGCGCGTAATGTAAATTAATACTATTAGGCGAACACATCCACGCTGAAGCCTCAAGAAACAGAATACTAGACGCATGTGTTGGCGTTATAGATACCCTTAAACTTGTAGATAATTCAGCTAAAGCACCTGCTCTTGTTAATTGGGTGGCGCTTGTGTGGTAAACAAAAGGTTTTTGTACAACGTGACCGGGAGCTAATGTTCCTCCGCTGCCTACAGTAAGCTTAGTATTGCCAGCAGATTGCACTTCTAAAGTTCCTGATGTATCAGAGGTTATCTTTAGTCCACCAGAAGTATCTGCGTTTATTTTAGCTACCATGTTCTATCCTTACAAAATTACCCAACGACTACCAGTAGGGATTGTTACTACTACACCAGATTCTACCGTTATTGGCCCAACGCTCATAGCATTTTTGCCCGACGTTATAGTGTAGTTAGTGGTTACGTCATCTGAGTTTTCAACAAATACTGTATCACTGCCACCGCCTGTAGCACCGCCCCCTAAACTACCCCAAGCTGCGCCATATCCTTCAAACTGCCCTAATGTGCTGTTGTAGCGTATTAAACCTGCCGCACCCGTAGGTCTTTGCCCTGTTGTACCTACATTAAGTTTTATGGCGTTGGTTGCAGACAGCGAAACTTGCCCTGCCGAACTAATAGCTACTGCGTCTGCATCACTAGCAGAACCAATTGTTCCAGCATCGGCAACGAGTACCGAACCTCCAGTAATTGCTCCCGTCGTAGTGATAGTAGAAGAACCATTGTTTATAGTGCCAAAACCACTAGTAATGCTTCCAGAGTTTAATGCGCCCGTGGTTACTATAGAACCAGAACCTGCAACAGCAGATGCTCCTATATCTGACAAGACTTCCGCAGCAGACCTTCCTTCTATGGAAGTACCAGCAACTCGTAAAAAGTCATCATCTGCCACACCACTAGTAAACACAGGTACATTGGTATTACTAATTCCTGTAGATAACGTAGCTGTCGCGGTTATTGCTGTACCATTTAAAGTCATAGCATCAGCTTCTAACGTGCCGTCTATATCAGCATCACCTGATATATCAAGGCTTGCACCTGTTAATTTACCTGCCTGTAAGTCAGCATAGCTGTTAATTGTGACATTTCCGGCAGTCGTGCCGTCTTCTGTATTACAAGCTATTGCTGCAAATTCGTCAGCAGACTCATCCCAGATAAGACCTTTGTTTGCCGTATTACTAGCAGAGCCGTTGCCCCTGGTGACAATAAACCCTTCGTCATAAGCTGACCCTGTGTACGCTTGACCAAATT